TTATGTTAATTCCTAGATATTTAGTCTCAAATAGAACCATAGTTATAGCTAATGAAGTCGGATTCATTACGGAGTATAGACCAGTGTATAAAAGAACCTTATCTGTCTACAAAGGCATAGACAACAACCTCGAATTCCAAGTTTTAAACGAAGATCAAAAGCCAGTTGGACTAACAGGCTACGAAGTAAAATTTGTTGCGTTCGACGAAAACAACAATCTTGTATTAGAAAAAACTGGTACTACACTTATTGCAAACAAAGGATTATGCAGTGTTCTTATTAGTGAAAACGATGTACTCAATCTACAACAGCAATATCTAAGCTATAACATATATCTTGTTGACAGTTCAAATACTAAGACATTAACTTACACTGATGTACATTACGGAAACTCCGGAACAATATTTTTAAGCTCGGACGCATTTCCTGGGCCTAGTGCCTCTCTTGAAGTAAATCAATTTCAATTATTATCTGTAAACTCTTTTGAATACGCATCTGAGGCTATAGAAGCACAGCCGGGTATTAACGGCAACGAAGCATTACACACTGTTGCAATTTACACAGATGGTTATGCTGGCACTGTAACAATACAAGCAACACTGCAAAATCAATTATCTGGTTCCGATTCAGACATGTGGGCAGATATTGCAGAGGTTTCTTTTTTAGGAAGCGAAACTGAACCGACTCCTGTTAACTTTAACGGTGTGTTTAGCTATTTAAGATTTGTAACAGATAACGACCCAACTAATACAATTCCTAAAATTTTAGTAAGAAATTAATTGACAACTAGCTACGTTGACACTATACTAGTAGTATGAGTGTAGTAGCTGAAACAGTATTAACATATTTGCCACCCAAGCGTAAACAAACGCCTAGCGGTTGGCTATCCTTTAACGCACCTTGCTGTCACCATAATGGCCATAGCGTAGACAATAGAGGACGCGGAGGCTTGATTGCTAACCCAGACGGCGGCGTTAGTTATCATTGTTTCAACTGTGGCTTTAAAACCAGTTGGCAGCCAGGGCGTTCCTTTTCACATAAACTGCGTAAACTCCTGCAATGGATGGGAGCTCCTGACGATGTAATCAATAAGGTGGCACTTGATGTTATGCGTGAAAACGAAGGCGTCGAAGCTCGTGAAAAGATACTTCAGCTACCTACATTCAACACAGTTCCATTACCGGACGATGCAATTAAAATTACAGACATAACAGACTTTAATAAGTTTAGTCTATCAATACTTGAGTACATGGCAGCACGTAATCTAAACATAGATGACACAGACTACTACTGGTCACCGAGTTTAGGGTATCGCGACAGGCTCATCATTCCGTTCTATTATGAAGGCAGAGTAGTAGGCTGGACTGCTCGCAGTATATTGCCTGATAAAAAGCCTAAGTATCTAACAGAAGTGCAACCAGGATTTGTTTATGGGCTAGATGATCAACGACCTAATAAAGTGTTTGCTATTGTATGCGAAGGACAGATAGATGCTATTCATGTCGAAGGATGTGCACTAGGCGGTTCAGAAATTTCCGACCAACAAGCAATGATGTTAAATAGACTTAACAAAGATATTATTGTTGTTCCTGACAGAGACAAAGCCGGTAGTAAACTAGTTGAACGTGCTATTGAACTTGGCTGGTCTGTAAGTATGCCTGACTGGTCAGAGGATGTTAATGATATCGGTGATGCTGTAGCTAGATACGGACGTTTGTTTGCTATTTACAGCATAGTAAGTGCAGCAGAAAGCTCACCTTTAAAAATTAGACTGAGGAAAAAGAAATGGTTTATTTAAAAAAAGTTTGGTCATGGATATGCTGGCCGTATAATAGAATTAAAGAAGAAATTGCATTTCGTAAAAGAATGAAAGAACTAAAAGAGAAAGATCCGTTTATATACAAATGAGTAGTCCGTGTATAAAAGTGTGCCGTCTTGATTTAGATAACATGTGTACAGGATGCTATCGAACTCTAGACGAAATTACAAGATGGCCTTATTTAAACGACAACGTTAAACAACAAATTCTACAAAAGGTAAAGAAGAGAAAAGATGATAATCTGGGGAATATCTGCAAATAGTCACGATGCTGCACTGGCAGTTTTTAGTCGTGACAAAGAACTTACATTGCACTATGCAAGTCATAGCGAAAGATATAGTGGTAAGAAAAATGACGCACACTTGCACAAAGACCTTATTGATGAAGCACTAAAATGGGGAAAGCCTGATGAAATTATTTGGTATGAAAGACCTTTTGTTAAGACTCTTCGCCAGTTTAGAGCAGGACAAGGATGGAAATGGAGTGAAAATAATATTAAAAAATATTTGGCTAGTTTTGGAATTCACGCTCCTATTCGCTATAGCAGCCACCATCGTAGCCATGCTGCCGCTGGTTATTATACTAGCGAGTTTACAGATGCTACTGTCGTATGCATCGACTCAATCGGGGAATTTGAAACACTTACAGTATGGGAAGGGCAGGACCAATATCTAACGCAACTGTACAGTCAAGGTTATCCGCACAGCATAGGTCTGTGGTACAGTGCTATGACGCAACGTGTAGGATTAAAGCCAAATGAAGATGAATACATTCTTATGGGCATGGCAGCATACGGTGACCCTAAGCGTTTGTTCTGGCGCATATTTGAAGACTTCTTTGAGTATGCGAATGGTGTTGAAGTAAAGTTCAAACAAAATCTGCATCGCGGCTGTAAGCAATGGATGCCCGAACTAACTACAGAACAAGATATGTTTGACATTGCTGCTGCTACACAGGCAGTGTATGAATTTGTATTGCGTATAATATTACGCGAAACTAGCAAATTGTACAGCAGTAAGAATCTTGTACTTATGGGGGGATGTGCACTTAACTGTTCAGCAAATAGTATAGCCTTCGAGTTCTACGATAATGTATGGATTATGCCCAATCCAGGAGATGCAGGTTCCGCAGTAGGAGCAGTACTAGCACACTATAACGAACACATAAAATGGCCAGGTCCTTACCTAGGTCATAATATAGAAGGAGAATATCCTGTTGAAGAAATTATTAAAGAACTTAAAGCAACAGGCATTGCAGGTGTTGCAAACGGCAAGGCAGAGTATGGTCCTCGAGCTCTTGGCAACCGTAGCCTTCTTGCTGATCCTCGTGGCATTGATATTAAAGATAGGGTTAATGAAATTAAACGAAGACAAAAGTTTAGACCCTTCGCTCCAGTTATTCTTGAAGAATACGCCGAGCAGTATTTTGAAGGTTCCGTCGGACCGTATATGCAGTACACATCACGTTGCAGATATCCTAAGGAGTACCCTGCTATTGTCCACGGAGACGGAACCAGCAGAGTTCAAACGGTTGCAAAAGGAGATCGAACTGGTATTAGACTACTGCTCGAAGCATGGCATGCCGAAACAGGATGCCCAATGCTACTAAACACATCGTTAAACATTAAAGGCAAGCCTATGGTAAATGACTTGACAGACGCTGCTGACTTTGCTAAAATGTATGGCATAAAAGTATTTTCATAAGGAGTTATACGCTTGACCACTAGACAAAACACAGACTACGGTTACGATATACAGAAAGTATATCTTGAAATGTTCATGACTGACGCAGAGAGCTTTGTACGCTGTCAAGGTGTGTTTGATCCTGATACATTTGATAGACGTCTAGTAGAACCTGCAAAGTTTATTAAAACATATGTAGAGCAACATAACTCGTTGCCTACATTTGAAATTGTAAATGCTGCTACAAAATCTGACTTAAAGAATCCTGGTGAACTTCAAGAAAGCCATTATGATTGGTTGCTGCAAGATTTCGAAACATTCAGTAAACACAAAGCACTAGAAGCAGCTATCCTCAAGAGTGCAGACTTGCTTGAAAAAGGCGAGTACGGTGCATGTGAAGACTTGGTTAAGAAAGCAGTACAGATTGGTTTGCAAAAAGATTTAGGTACTGACTACTTTGCAGCACCTAAACAACGCCTTGAAGCGATTAAAGACAAGAACGGACAAGTGAGCACAGGATGGCCTACTTTAGACAAGAAACTGTTTGGCGGATTCAACAGAGGCGAGCTTAATATCTTTGCAGGCGGTTCAGGTTCCGGTAAGTCATTGTTTATGGCTAACCTAGGTGTTAACTGGTGTTTGCAAGGTATGAATGTATTGTACTTGACATTTGAGCTTTCAGAGAACTTGGTAAGTATGCGTCTTGATTCAATGGTGTCTGAGATTCCAAGTCGTGATGTATTTAAGAGCATCGACGATGTTGAAATGAAAGTTAAGATGATAGGCAAGAAAGCAGGTGCCTTCCAAGTTAAGTATATGCCCACAGGTAAAACTGCAAACGACCTAAGAGCATATGTTAAAGAGTTTGAAATCAAAAGCGGTAAGAAAGTTGATGTAGTACTAGTAGACTATTTGGACTTGATGTTCCCAATCGGTCAAAAGGTAAGTGCAGAGAACTTGTTCGTTAAGGACAAGTATGTATCAGAAGAACTACGTAACCTAGCAATGGAGCTAAACTGCATCTTTGTAACAGCATCGCAGTTAAACCGTTCAGCTGTAGAAGAAATTGAATTCGATCACTCTATGATTTCAGGTGGTATATCTAAGATTAACACTGCGGACAACTTGATTGGTATCTTTACAAGTCGTGCAATGCGTGAACGTGGACGCTATCAGATACAGTTGATGAAGACACGTTCGTCAAGTGGTGTAGGACAAAAGATTGATCTAGCGTTCGACGTAGACACACTACGCATTACTGATCTAGGAGAAGATGAACAAGATGCACCTACAGCATCGGCTCCAACTGGATCTAGTTCAATTGTAGCAAACTTAAAAAGAAATGGTGCTGCTAGTGCATCTGACACTAGAGACGATCCTGCAGACGGTGCTCCTGCTAAAAAGATCAAAGCAGAAGCAACTAGTTCTAAGCTGCGAGACTTTCTTAATAACTTAGATACTTAATCTAAAACGGCATGTAGTATCCTTATAAATAGTATTAATTATTTTAAATCAAGGAACACTACATGCCACGCTTAGGTACTTTTTCGAGTCGTCAATTAATATCTATAGGACTTAGTCAAGGTCCTAAATGGGTACTTCGTAATACTATCTATAACCCGAATGCTTATAATACAAGTGGTGCAGATGTATTTGGAGATTTTATCGACGTTACGGGAAATTACTTAGTTGTTGGTTCTTATCAAGAGGACGATGCAGGCGGCAATTTATCAGGCAAGGTATACGTCTACGACAATAGATCTAGTCAACTTCTTTATACTATCAATAACCCTAGCGCATCTGGCACGTCTGATAACGATAGATTTGGCACCGGTGGTGTAAGAGCATTTGGTGATTACATTGCCGTGGGTACACCTCTTGAAGATCCTAGCGGTACTAGTAATGGAGCAGTATACATCTTTAACATTGCCGACGGTAGTTTATATTGGACTATTACATCACCTGCTATCGGCACAGGCACAGGTAGTTTATTTGGATCCGGCTATCGTTTTGGTAATTCAATTGACATGCACGGCGATTATATTATAGTAGGCTCCAACGGCGAAAGGCCTACTACTGATGCTGACTCGGGTGCTGCATATGTTTTTCGACTTAGTACAAGAAGTTTAGTACATAGTGTGCAGTATGCAGATGTCGGTGGCGGCTTTAGCTCTTACTCAGATAGCTTTGGCAGAAGTGTTGCAATATATGACGGACCGAGCGTGTCGAAATTTTGGGTAGGAGCACCTTATCAAGACAATGGCGGCACCGATTCAGGCGTTCTATGGGAATTTAGTCTTGCTACTGGAAATTCTATAGTCGCGAAAAATGTTGGCGGATTCAATGCTAATCTAGGTATTGGTTTAGCAAGATCTGAAAACTTCTTGTACTACGGATTCAATCAAACAACGCAGCGTGTTAGAAGGCTCCAAATTGATACAAACACTGAAGTAGAAATGAGTAATCCTAATCCGTACAGTACAACTTCAAATGATTATTTTGGACAAAAGATTGGTTTTGAAGGAGGTATGGCAGCAGACGGCAACACTGAATACACTATTATAGGCGCTTACGGCGAAGAAGGCGCAAACGATTTTGCAACAAACGTTGAATCACAAGATCACGGTAGAGCCTATGTTTACTCAGCCGATGGAAAATTGTTACAACAATTGCCTAACCCTAATACAACTACATCCAAGCGACAAAACCGTTTTGGCTATGATGTTGCTATGCAAGGTAATCGCATGTGGGTTTCTGCACCTTGGACTGCTGACGAAAATGGAACGCAATCCGGGTGTGTATACGTTTATGAATTAGAAAAAGCATTGCAACCCGTTGCACCGAGCATTAGATTCCTTGATACACCAACATTTGAACAGTCCAGGAATTTAAATACTGACCTTGCCTGGAACGGGACTACCTTAAGCGGCGTGTTTTCTAGAAACGGTTATTATTTTGCTGGATTAGATCTTAGCGGTTCGGGATTTGTGCATTTGGTACAATGCTCGACACCTTTTGATTTATCAACTGCTAGTTCGCTAGGTTCTTCCAGCGCAGAGAATTACGAATATGTGATAGCCGTTGAAGAAAAAAGAATGGTATTCTGTAATAATAGTGGTCTACGCAGCGTACCTATGACTACATCGTGGGACGTGACTACACTGGACTGGGCTTCTGCTAGTACACTATCTACAGCATCTAACATTGCACGTGGATTTACCTCAGACGGTTTGCGTGTTGCAATTGCTGGCAGCAGCTCGATGCGTATTTACAGTCTCCAGTCTCCTTTTAATTTTACTAATGCTACACTAGAAAAAACTCTTACAATTACTGGGTCCTCTATGACTTCTCAGTACAATGTTCAATGGGGTAACAATGAACGTGCTTGGACAGACGGCAACCATTTTGTAATGCCAGCTTCAGATCAAGGCGGTCTACGTGCATTCTGGGTAGACACTGACAGTCTAGCAGATGGGGCAGCTCTCGAAAGTGCTACTGGCATATCTCTCGGGTTTATTGCAAGTTCTGTTGATCCACACAGTGTTTCGGGCGTGTACGGCACTGACGGTTTCTTTAGAGCAAGCACCGGTGACAACGATAGAAGACATGCTGTATACAAAGTATCGCATAACAGCTTATATTACTATCCGCTGAGAAACACAGCTATTGATCCTACTAGTTCTGGTTGGAGAACAAGCTATGCACCGTCTGGTTATACATTTGTTCCAAATAACGGTATCTATACAACTGCTCCTATTACTAATGCATCTTACATGTTCGATAGCTCTACGACATTCAACGATCCGGATATTAGCACTTGGAACGTTAGTGCAATTACTAATATGAGTTATATGTTCTCTAATGCTACAGTATTCAATCAGAACCTAAGCAGTTGGGACGTTAGTTCTGTTACTAATATGGACGGCATGTTTGGCTCTACTAATGCATTCTATGTTCCTATTTTTAACAACGGAGAAGCAGCAGGTTCTAGCACAGCACCGTTAACATGGGACACTAGTAATGTTACTAGTATGTATCTTATGTTTAGAGACAATGCATCATTTAACCAAGACATCGGTTCCTGGAATACTAGTTCAGTGAATAACATGGGTATCATGTTCCTTGGTGCAAGCAAATTTAATCAAAACCTAAGCAGTTGGGACGTTAGTTCTGTTACTAACATGACTTGGATGTTTATGCGAGCAAGTGAATTTAACAACGGAGAAGCAGCAGGTTCTAGCACAGCACCGCTAGCATGGACAACTAGCTCTTTAACAGAAATGAAACTAATGTTTAATGATGCAAGTAACTTCAACCAAGATGTAAGTTCGTTCGACACTAGTTCGATTACTGGTAATGACATGTATGGTGTATTTAAAGATGCTATTAGCTTTAACAACGGAGAAGCATCTGGCAACAGCACAAATCCATTAACATGGGACGTTAGCAATACTACTAGTTTGGATCAAATGTTTTGGGGTGCTAGATCTTTCAATCAAGATATAAGCTCTTGGGACGTTAGCAATGTTACTAACATGGCACATATGTTCTTCGGTGCAAATGACTTCAATCAAGACATAAGCTCTTGGAATACATCTAGACTTAATGGTGCAACTAATATGTTTAGAGATGCATGGGCATTCAACCAAGACCTTAGTGGCTGGGACGTTAGCAGAGTTAGTGGTTTCAGTGGTATGTTCCTTGATGCTGCATCCTTTAATTTCGGTGAACCAGCAGGAGCAAGCAATAAAGTAATAAATTGGGATACTAGTTCGGCTCTGAATATGAGCTTTATGTTTGCCGCACAGAGCCAACCAGCTAGTGTGTTCGGTTGTGATATTTCAGGTTGGAATACTAGTTCAGTTACTAACATGACCGCTATGTTCCAACGTGCAACGGCATTTAACCAACCTATAGGATCGTGGGACACTAGTAACGTTGTTGACCTGAATCAAATCTTTATGGGCGCTACATCATTCAATCAGCCTCTCGCCGGTTGGGATACAAGCTCAGCTACTAATATGGGCAATCTGTTCCGAGACGCTACATCATTCAACCAAGACATCAGTGGATGGGATGTGAGTGCTGTAGAAGGATCATTATTTAGATCTATGAACTATATGTTCAGTGGCGCTACTAGTTTTAACCAAGACTTAACCGGATGGTGTGTTACTAATATCACAAGCGAACCAACTAATTTTGCAACCAATTCGGGACTAGCACTTGCTAACTATCCAGTGTGGGGTACTTGCCCAGGCGGCATCAACCTAGCAACATACAGCTTCGAAGGTACTCCTAGTGTTCCTGAATCCGGTGTAGCAAATATCACACTCGGCGGCACAGTTACTACTGCTAGTGCTGTAGCACCTTTATTTGGTAACACAGTGGCAACAAGTGCTACTGCCTACAGTGCTACACTTCCTAAGTCAGTAGGCGACTACATCGATGAAGACGGCGGGTTTACAATCGAAGGTTGGATCTGGCCCGTAGATGAGACTCCAGCTACCTACTTTTCATTACTGGGCATCTTTGGTGATTTAGCAACCGATTATATACAGTACGTTAACTTCTCTGACACTGGTACGTTAATAGTCAATGGATCTAACGACGGCGGCTTCGGCGCTGGTTCTCTGGTAACGGTAAACGCCTGGAACCACGTGTTCATGAGTTGGCGCGATGACGGATTGCTATTTTATGGAATCAATGGCCACGTTTATCACGCACCGTCAGACCCATCTAACATACGCGATCCTCGAGATCCTGCGTACACAAATATAAACCAAGCAGCCCTAGGATACACAGGTAAATCTTACAGCTCATCTTGGCCAGACGGACATGCAGACAAATTCCGTATAAGCGCAGGATTCCGCTATGGTCCTAGTATAGGAACTACTGAAGGATCTTATATTCCTAATGATCTAAAAACGTTTACACCTATGCTGGGTGCTGACGGCACAACACCGTTCTTTGTAGACGGTCGTGGATCAACCAGCCTCGTAGCAAGAAACCTCGCATCTTATCCAAACGCACCAACCCCTCCAACAACTCCATTCTTTGTTAGAGGCGTAACCAGCGGCAGAATAGCGTATGTACGCAGTATACTATTCTCTGACAACACTTCAATACTGTTTGATACTTTCGGCTTAGATTTTGATGACCAAGAGGAACTAGAATGGACAGGCTCTTGGTAATAGTCGACACAAGAGCCAAACAAGCGCGAAGCGCCTGCGGTAGCGCACAAGCCCAAGAGCTGCGAAGCAGCTTGCGCAGCAAGAACGGTGCGGGAATTTTACCTCTAACACATTCAAATCCCCACCTAGCACAGTGTTTAAGCACAGTTAAGGCCAACAGTAGCCTAATCCTATAAACACGCTGTAAGACGCTTACATTAAGCGACAGAAGCCATTTTTAATCTATACACACCGGCTCAAAGCTTGTACTAGAGCTCAGTATAAGCATAGCCAACAGCCTATCATTAGCTGTGTTAAATGCTATTCGTGACGCACTCGTTTGAAAGCACTCTATACCGTGTTCTATATAAAGATCTATACTAGCACAATATGTAACACTTTCCTTGAGAGTAAGATATCTTGGCTCGGGATCGTATATGAGTTTGATTTCATAATACATAACAGTAATTAGCACAGTAGCGTATACAGTAAACACTACAGTAAACACACAGTTCGCAGCCGCCGTGCCGTCTGACAGTTCGCTACGCTCGACTCCTTGGCAGAGTCGCTACGCTCGCTGTATCGAGAAGTAATAGCAATAGTCCGAAAAGGGTCCTACAGCGAAAAAATTTCTGTGCGCAAAAAATTTTCCAGAAGTACTTACAGATTTCTCGAAAAGGGTTTTTACAGTAAAAAAATCCTGCTGCGCAATTTTTCGGGGTGAAGTACTTACAGATTCGAGGTGGTGAATGTAGCTCACCATATTTTAAAAAAGCGCCATTAAGCTAAGTGCTTGTTTTGTAAAGACTTTTTATATAAGCCCCGACCCCCCTCGAGAAATTTTTTTTTGAAAAATATTTTTTTCATTTACAAAAAAGAAAAAAGGTATAGTGCGCTAACACTATACCCCGAGTCTCTCTTATTGTTATTAGTCTAGTCGACTGCCCGCGTAAGCTGTAAAGCCATAGTGTGTTAGTACACGAGCGGCTGCTTCTGCACCAGCTAGTAGTGTGTCTACATTCTGTGTAGGGTAGCCACTTGGGTTCCAAATCTCATATGCTTTAGTCCAGCTACGACCTACGCCTGCTTGCTTGAGCATACGACCTATGCGAGTATTGCCTTTAATGTTGTAGATGCTAACCCAAGCAAAGCCACATGCTCCCCAGCCGCCTTGCATCACATCGTGCTCGTATACATCAGCAGCCTTGTATGCGGCCATCTTTGCTTCTGCTACAATGTTCTTGATGTCTTGAACAGTGTAACGCTCTGCAAGCTGTGCTGGAGTGTAAGTAGTAGTTGTCATAGTATTGCCCTCTATGTGTTGTTTCAGTGTTCAAGTATTATATGATCGTTGCTGTCGGAAGTCAACCTCTAATTAATAGCAGTAGTCTTCGTCTTCTTCGTAGTGGTCGTAGCAGTAAGAGCAGATGTGACCCATGCCGCTCTCGTTCGTACTGTCTAGCACATCGTCGCACTCTTCACAAAAGTGCAGTTCGTCTTCTTGTAGGTCATACATGTCCGGGAAGTCTGTAGTGTTCTTAAGAGTGAGTTCATGTGTGTCCACATACTCTACAGTTCGCTCAAGCATTGAGTCGATGGCACAGTGCAAGCTGTCGTTGTCGTAACGGCCGTTGTATATGCGTCCGCGAGTGTAGTGGTGTATGGTTTGGAAAGTCTCATCGTCGAAGTACTTGGGGAACACACCGTACTCGCCGAGGAAG